TGGCCCTGCTGCCGTAGTTATCGAAGCCATGCTTGATGGCTACACACCGCAAAAATACCATCCAGATGAATTGGAATAATGTTTTGAAAATAAGTGACGATGAAGTGCGCAACATTCTGGCTGACATCGTGGCTGTAGACCACGGCAATCCAGAGTTTGTACGGCAAATCAGAAACGGTGAGCAGGATGACAATTGGTTTTTGAAGGTTTCCTTTGCTGTTCGTGATAAGCTGGAAAGCAAAAATTAATGGAGCCTGTCATTGTGGGGCGCGCAACGCTTTATCTAGGCGATTGCCGCGATATTCTGCCTACGCTTGGCAAGGTTGATGCTGTGGTGACTGATCCGCCTTATGGGATGAATTGGAACACAGACAGCACTAGATTTTCTGGTGGAGGTTCACTCGGTTTAGTGCGCGATAGAATTATTGGTGATGATAAACCATTCGACCCATCGCATTTGCTTGCTCTAAATGTTCCAACCGTCATTTGGGGATATAATCACATGGCGGCTAGGCTCCCTGTTGGGCGCGTTCTTATTTGGTTGAAGCAAAATCCGCGCAGTTTCGGTTCTTTTTTAAGTGATGCTGAATTGGGATGGGCCACTGGTGGGAATGGTGTTTGGGCATTTTACAGGCCGCGCAGTATTGCAACGGCAGTTATTGAGGGTGGTGGCTCGGTGGCGCACCCAACACAAAAGCCAGTGAGCCTTATGCGATGGTGTTTCGATTATACAGCGGATGCAAAAATCATTCTCGACCCATACATGGGCAGCGGAACAACTGGCGTTGCCGCTGTCCAAACGGGAAGAAATTTTATTGGTATTGAACGTGAGCCAAAATATTTTGACATAGCTTGCAAACGCATTGAGGATGCACAAAGGCAAACTGACCTTTTTATAGACGGTGTTTGATATGGCAGACAGTAAAATACTGACTAATTCTGGTAAAAAGAAACCGCCTCGCGCTGGCTTAGGAAGGCCCAAGGGTGCGGTCAACAAAGTCACAAAGACGCTTCGTGAAGCAATTGAAAGCAGTTTTGAGACAGTCGGTGGCGCTGACTATCTTGTAAAGATGGCAAAGGAGCAGCCAGCTTCGTACATGACGCTGCTTGGCAAGGTTCTACCGGCCCACATGAATATCAGGGCAGAGACAGGCAAATTTGAACTCATCGTAAAGAGAGCCAATGCAGATAAGCCTGACACTGACTGAACCGCAGGAAGAATTTGTTTTTACTGACCAGCCCCACCCTGCTTTCGTCGCGGGTTATGGGGCTGGAAAGTCTCAGGCTGCTGTCGGGCGAATTTTAATTAAGGCTCTGCAATATTCCGGCATGAACTTTGGCTTTGTTGAGCCGACCTATGACCTTGTGAAGCTGATTGCTTGGCCCCGCTTCACAGGAATGCTGGATGAATGGGGCATGGAATATGAACTCAACAAGGCTGACAGCATCCTAAAGATATTCAACGGCTCTCAGATTATCTTTCGATCCGCTGACAATCCTGAACGCATGGTTGGCTTTGAGATTGCTGATGGCGTCATCGACGAAATCGACACGCTCAAGCGCCAGCAAGCCGCAGACGTTTGGACTAAGATGCTGGCGCGCTGCCGACAGAAGAAGGCGGATGGCTCTGACAACACGCTGGCCGCTGCTTCAACGCCTGAAGGCTTTAACTTCGTCTATGACACATGGGGTAAATCGCCACGGGAAGGCTACCAACTGATAAAGGCTCCAACGAGCAGCAACCCGTATCTGCCCAAAAACTACATTGAGAGCCTTAAACGCCAATACTCATCCGCGCAGCTTTCCGCCTATCTGGACGGTGAGTTTGTCAACCTGACCTCTGGCAGCGTCTATCCAGAGTTTGACCGCAACCTAAATTGCACCTTTGAGCGTATCAATGCAGGTGAGCCGCTCCACATCGGCATTGACTTTAACGTCAACAATATGAGCGCGGTGGTGTGCGTTATCCGCAATGGGAACCCTATGGCACTTGATGAAATAACTGGCGTTAGGGACACGCCTACGATGATCCTGCGACTTCAAGAACACTTTCGCGGCCATCCCATCACCGTTTACCCTGACGCATCTGGTGGCGCTACAAAGAGCATCAATGCCAGCCTGTCAGACATCACGCTTTTGCGCGCTGCAAATTTCACAGTCTTGGCAAATAGTAAAAACCCTGCGGTCAAAGATAGGGTTATGGCTCTCAACCAGATGATACATAATCAGGGTGACAGAAGGCTGCTGGTTAACCCTGACACCTGCCCTAATATGGTTGAGGGTTTGGAGCGCCAATCTTACGGTAAAAACGGGGAGCCAGACAAAACTGCTGGCTTCGACCATCTAAATGATGCTCTCGGCTATTTCATAGCGTATAAGTATGCTATTGGACGGGGAACCGTTTCATTCGCGCAAATCGCAGGGGTTTAAATGAGCGTTTCAACCACCCACAAGGCTTATGACGAAAACCGTTATAAGTGGAAGCGTTGCCGTGATGTCATTGCTGGCCGTGACGCTATCATTAAGAACCTAAGAGCCTCTACCCGATACACTGGCAGTCTCTATAATCCTGTTTTTACCGGCAACGATTATCTGCCCCGCCTATCTAGCCAGTCTGATGCTGAATATATGGCATATCAGGAGCGCGCTGGCTTCTTCAACGCCACAGGAAGGACGCTGGACGCCTTTACAGGGATGATCTTTGCCAAAGACCCTGTGATAAAGCTGCCGACCGCTATGGAGCCTTATGAGGACGATATTAGCTTGGCTGGCGACAATCTGCGAGAGTTTGCAGAGCAAGTGGTTGACCAGCAGCTTGCTGTTGGCCGTGTTGGCATCATGGCAGACTTCCCACAGGTTGAGCCTACCGGCCTAACTGTGGCGATGGCTGAAGCCATGAATGTGCGGCCATTCCTGCGCTGGTATTCGGCTGAAAGCATCGTCAACTGGCGCGTAAGCACCATCAATGGCGCAGAGGTTCTGACGCTAGTTGTGCTGCGCGAAACGGTTGAGCGCCGCGAAAACGAATTTCAGACCACAGACGTTGTGCAATTCCGTGTCCTTGACCTGACTGAAGAAGGCTACCGCCAGCGGGTTATGACGGAGAATGATGAACTCATTAGCGAAGTGTTCCCGCTCCAGCAGGGCGCTCGTATGAATTACATTCCCTTCCTTATCCTTGGCGCTAACAGTGCGGGTGCTGATGTACAGAAGCCGCCTATGCTTGACTTGGTGGACACCAACCTTGCCCACTATCGCAACAGCGCAGATTATGAGCATGGTTTGCACTTTACCGGCTTGCCCACTCCATACGTTGCTGGCGTCCAGCTAAGTGAGGGGCAGGTGCTTTCCGTAGGCTCCATGACTGCATGGGTATTTCCTGACCCGTCAGCTAAAGCAGAATATCTGGAGTTTAAGGGCGATGGCCTGAAAACTCTGCGCGAAGCCATGAAAGACAAAGAACAACGCATGGCTGTGCTTGGCGCTCGTATGCTTGCTGATGACAAGAAGACCAATGAGGCATTTGGCACACTTGAACTGCGCACGGCTGGTGAGCGGTCTGTTCTTGCATCCATCAGCCGGTCAGCTTCGGACAGTTTGACCCGCGCATTAAACTGGATGGCTGAATGGATTGGCGCACCTACTGATGCCAGCATTGTGCTGAACACAGACTTTGGTGCAGCGCGTATGCAGCCGCAGATGGTCACCGCCTTGCTTCAGGCTTATCAGAATGACGCAATGCCGCTATCGGTTGTGTTTGAGAACTTCCAGCGTGGCGAATTGGTCAATCCAGAAATGGAATTTGAGGAATATGAAGCGCAATTGGCTGACGAAGGCCCATCATTCGCTGATGATGTGAGTGAGGTTCAAAGCAACGCCGCTGAAGAACAACTGGGCTTTCTTACTAACGTAAGGCAACGACTGGGGCTGTAATGTCTGTAAATAGCGAAATCGTTAACGTCCTCGTTGATGCCATTTCCGCACTGAATGTGCGGGTTGATGACGTATTTTCGCAGCAAGCCATTCAACAGGCGGTGATCGACGCCAACAGCCGCACCGACCAAAAGCTAGATGTTATCATCGGCAGCCAGATTAAGGACGCTGCTGAAAGCTGGTTGCGCGATAACATCACACAGCCTGAGAACGGCAAAGACGGTGTTGACGGTAAAGACGGTAAGGATGGCCGCACACCAACTGACGCTGAAATCAAACTGGCTGTCGAAATATGGTTTGAGATTAACAAGGATGACTTGCGCGGCAAGGATGGCGTTGATGGCAAAGACGGTAGAGATGGCCGTGATGGCGTTGACGGTAAGAACGGCAAAGATGGTAAGGCTGGGGCAAATGGCGCTGATGGCGTGGGCATTGCTCTGGTTGAGCAGCGCGATGAAAAATCATTCTACATAACCCTGACTGATGGGCAGGAGTTTCAAATTGAACTGCCGCAGGGCAGACAGAGTGGCTTCTTTGGCGGTGGTGGCGGCGGCATCCGCGAAATAACGTCAAATGACAGCAGTGTCACCATTACCACCACAGATAACACGGTTGATTTAAGCGTTAGTGGTGGCGGCGGCGGCCCTGTAACCAATGTGTTTGCCTTGGTGCGCAACCGCACTGGTCAGACCATCCCCAAGGGTACAGCGGTCTATATTAGCGGCGCTACAGGGCAGACCTCAGAGGTTTCACTTGCTCTGGCTACATCTGACGCCACAAGCGCGCAAACGCTTGGCCTGACCTCTACAGCTATAGCTAACAATGCCACAGGCTACGTCTTGGCCTTTGGTTATTTGAGCAACGTGGACACTTCCGCATATGCGGACGGTCAACAGCTTTATCTCAGCCCTACAGTTGCCGGTGGCCTGACTGGTGTGAAGCCATCGGCTCCGCAGCACTTGGTTTACATCGCTGTTGTTGAATATGCCCACCAAAACAACGGTAAGCTGTTTGTTAAGGTGCAGAATGGCTATGAACTGGACGAAATCCATGACGTAGCTATCAGCGCCTTGGCTGAAGGCCATACGCTCCGCTACGATGCTGCTGCAAGCCTATGGCGCAACGTCCCTGCTTCCAGCGGTGGCACAGTCACATCTGTTGGCGTATCTGGCGGCACAACCGGCCTTACCTTTGGTGGCGGCCCTATTACAGCGTCAGGCACAATTACGATGTCTGGAACGCTTGGAACCAGCAATGGTGGCACTGGTTCAACCACACTAACCGGCTATATCAAAGGCACAGGCACAGACGCACTTCAGGCAGTGACTGGCATTCCAGCATCTGATATATCGACACCAATTGATTGCGGAACTTTTGAGTAAAGGGAAATACGATGCCAAGAGTACAAATTAAGCGCGGCCTCAAGGCTAACCTGCCCACATCGGGTATGCTTGTTGGTGAACAGCATTTCACCACCAACCGTTCAACGATGCACGTTGCTACGTCAGCGACCACTTCGCAGCCCGTAGTTCCGCCTGTTGATGACCTCGCAACGCTTGCCGCAGTCGATGGCGCAGCGGATTTGCTTTTGATCCATGACGCCTCTGAAACTGTGGGCCTCAAGGAAAAGAAAATCACTTTTGACGCCTTTAAAACGGCGCTCAATATCCCTGCCACATCAACAGATGAAAAAGTGGCTGTGGTTTCTGGTGGCACTGCTGGCTATGTATGGGGTACTGACGGAACGAATGGCGTAATCCGTATGAGTGCTTCGATGGCGTGGACTAAAGATGGTGGCAACGGCTTTGTAACGCTGGCTGTCGGTGACGTGGATTGCGGCACGTTCTAAGGGGCTAACTAATGCCATCGGTGCAACATAAGCGTGGAACGCGAACACAGTTAAATACCGCTGCCTCAGGTGGAAATCT